AACTCCTTGTCGCTCTGTGCTCGGCTCAGACGTGCAATGGCGTCGGTGGCTTTCTTGCCTTCAACTTCGGTAATCTGACCGCCGCCCTTGAGCGATTCAAACGCTTGCAGGAATGCAGTTCCACCGATCTGGTCAAGCACCGCGCGGAAGTCGGCAGCATCGGTTCCGGGAACGTAGTTGCGCGGGTCGATAGTTCCAGACAGACCGGTCGAGGTGGCCCGGCCCGGATGAGCCAAAGCTTTGTCAACAACAGCGATCTGTGCCGAGATGGCCGAACGCTTGGCGTCCTTCGCATCGTTGCGCTCGCCCTGCTTGAAGCTGACTTCTGCTGCTCGTTGTGCCCCTGGACCGCCAGGGATCGGCTCCAGTGCGCCATCAGGTGTCCAGCGGTAGCCGGCGGGTGGCTTGCCTGCTGGACCCTGCTGCTGGTCAAGCGCGAGGCGTTGGCCGGACAGTGAAAGGTTGCCGCGTGCAACATTCAGATTGCCCTGAGAAATGACATTCTGCGTCCTGTTATTGCGTTCCACTTCGCTCTGCTGGCGCACGTCCAAGTCGAAGCCCTTCTGCTTCCAGACCTGCGCAAGCTGTTGCTCTATGCTGAGCGACTGAGCACGTTTCTGCTCAACCATGGCAGGGTCGTACTGCGGAGGCATCTGCGACACGTCAAGGCCCATCTGCTGAGCTTGCATGCGAGCCTGATCGTATGAGGCTTGATCACGCACACCGCCGAGAATCTGACCGACTGCGCCAATCTTCTCAATGGCAGATTGCAGCTTGAGCTTTTCAGTCTCGGCGGCAGTCTTGCCGATCTTACCGGCCTGTTCGTCAGCGTCGGCGAACTGCTTTTGCAGGCCGGGAATCTGAGCGCCTAGCCCACGCTGTGCCGCGCCCTGATAGAGCTTGTTGCGGTCGATCTGACCGTCTGCACCCATGGACGATTGATACAGCTCCGCCAGCTTGTTCTTGGACGTGCGCGCATCCATGGCGTCTTGCATCTGCATGCCGCGCATCTGGCCCTCCTGCTGCATGCCCTGTACCTGCATCATCTTTGCAAGCTGGTTCATGGGGTTGTCGATCTGCATCGGCTTTGCGCCGAGAATGATAGAGGCGTCGAGCTGTGCCATTTTCTATCCTTAAAGGCGAGCGCCGCCGAAACCGTAGTTGGCACTGACGTTGTAGTCCGTTGTGGGCGTGTAGCCACTTGTCCCGGGGTTGCGAATCATGTTTATCAGTTGGTTGTTCTGATAGCCGCCGATGGCCTGTCCGATCCCGCTGGACCATGCATTGGCCTGCCCAATCGCGCCAGCGGCCTGCGCATTCCCGAGGGCCGCATTGTTCGAAGCTGTGTTTTGCGCGAACTGGCCGGCAGCGTTGTTAACCTGGTTCGTGGCACCCTGACCCGTATTCACCATCCCGGCGAGCCGGTTGTACTGGTTGGTCTTGTTCGCGCTGTCGCGCTGGTAGGCATTGCCGAACTCGTTGGATGCGAAGTTCTGCCCGTACTTCTGAATCGCCTTCATCGCGGCGCCAGACAGCAGCCCTCCACTGGCAGCAGCGGAGCCCTCTACGCCTCTCATGCCCTCGTCCATGCGGAACTGATAACCGGGGTCTTTTTCAAAATCATCGAGGCTGAAATCGCGCATGAGTGAGCCAAAGGCCGGGTCGTTCGGGTCGCCAGCGGGTTGGGCAGATTGGCCTTGGTTTTGAGCCATCAGGCTTTGAATCGCAGCGCTCAGCCCGGCTTCGTTGGTGGTGGTCTGCTCTGGCCCCCAAAGTCCCGCGCTGCTGTTGTCGCCCTGGCCCAAATCCACACGCTGAGATGTGGTGTATTGCGGAAGCAGTTGATTGCGCGCCTGCTCGTAGGTCATCGCGGCAGTGCCGGCAGTGCCGCCACCATTCGGGCCAGTCCCGAGGCCCATCAGGTACGCAAGCTGATTGTTCGCGTTCAGACCCGTCTGGCGGAAGGGCTCCTGCAACCTCTTCTGTTCATCGAAGATGTAGCGGTTCGTGGCGTCGGTCCGGGCGGACGCTCCCGCTTGCGCGTCTGCGGCGTCTCCTGCGGCCATCGAGCCGATCAATGCCCCACCAATAGAGGCAACTGCTCCAAAGCTCATATCAATTCTCCAGTTTCTCGCGCTCTTTCTGCGCGATCAGTTGCGGGTTGTTGGTGCCGCCCAAAAGCTCGGAAGCCTTGGAATGCGTGAAAACCTCCACCAGCTTGTCGGTGTCGGTTTCGTTGTCAGGGTTGGGCAGAAAGTTGGTCCACACCGCCTCTTCAAGTGCGAGGGCGGCGTTCTTCGTGCCGGGCTTTACGGTCACGGTCGCCGGGGCCTCGATCACCACCGTTCCAGCGTCCGTCACCAGCTCCAGAACACCTTTGGACAAGATGCACAGGTTCTCGGTCTTGTGGATCGCACCGACCAGCGTCACGCCCTTGGGAATCGTGATTTCGCGGGCGTACATGCCGGGTGCGAAGTAGTGCCGTACAGGACACTCAGCCTGCGGAAGCGCGTACATGGACCGCTCCAGCTTGTCCACCTTCTGGCGCATGGTCAGGATTGGCCGGCCTCGGGTGATGTCGAACTTGTAGGAGATCACACCGTCGCCCCGGTTGCGTCCACCCACACGGACGGATTGACCGACTTCACCCACACTGGAAGGCCAAGCGTTTCATCGAAATACACGCGCCCGATCCATAGTCCCACCGCGGGACGGTTGGCTGTGGTGCCGCTTTGACGAACCGCAACCACCGAGCCGTGAGCCAGGTTGAACCAGTTGAGGTACGTCTGATTCATCGCCCCGTTTACGAGGATCGGGGTCGTTGCTGGGTTGGCGAAGTTCATCGCGTAAACCTTCCCCATGCGTGAACAAACACGGTCTTGACTGGATCGGTGATGCGAAACCGGAAGGTCCAATCCCGCGCACGCCCAAGGCGAAGCCAGCGAGCGCGGGCGAGGTACTGACCCACCCGACCGAACGAGCGCGTCAACTCATTGCCCCATGTCTTGCCACCATCCCGAGAAATGGTCAGCATGATCTGCGGGTCTTGCCCGATACCGAACTGCACGCCCTGCCCGCCCTCCATCTCAAGCCACAGCTCAGGGCAGTGCAGGAAGTCCCCAGCGGCTTGGTGGCGCGAGGTGAATTCACGCGCAATCGCTTGCCCGTCATCGGTGTAAACCGTGGGGTCGAGCAAGTACAGCTTGCCGTTCTCGTAGTCGGCCACGTAGGTATTGCCCAGCAGCTCAACACTGAATTGCGGGCGATGCCGGCCACCGTAGGACTCCAGACGGCTCCAGCTCTGCGACTGCGAGTCATAGAGCCACGTCTTGCCCTCAGATGGGAAGCTGATTTCGTAGAAGGCGTGCCCGTCCTTCATGTACGTCAAAGCTTGCGCGTCGGCGGTGCTGGCGTACTTGCTGAACTGCGCGTCGATTTGCGGGTTGCTGACAGGCTGGACCTGCCCACCGGACATCACGAACACCTGAACTTGTCCAAGACGGTTCTTGCCAAGGAAGATCAGTGAATTGAGCCACTTGCACAGGCTCCAACGAGCGGCAAGGCCCCACTCCACAGCACCACCAGCAAGGCGGGCGTAGGGGAAATCAGCGGCCCCTGAGTCGCCCCACAGCTCGGTCGTGTCTTCGCCGAACAGGTACAGGTTGCCGCCCTCTGCCATGACCCGAACGAGGTTGTCCGGTGCGCTCTCAGCCGTGGCGAAGTCCAGCGCATCCCATGCAGTTCCGTCAATCAGCGCAGAGCAGTAGAACTTGCCCGTACTTGGCTCGGTCACGACGAATCGTTGGTTGAGAAACGTCACCGTGTCAGCGCCGGGGAAATCGCCGTCTGCAATGGCTGCAAACGCATCTGTAGCCAGCGTCAAGATGTAGCCGTTGGCACCGTCAACAACCATCAACTGAATTCCGTTGTCCGACATATCGACCCGGCCATCAGTCGTGAGCAAGGTTCCGACATCCGTGGTCGTGCCGTTGTTCGCAACCTTCCACAGCTTGTTCCGGTTGACCACGTACAGGAAGTTGCCAACCTTGCGCGCACCACGCGAAGCAAACGAGCCGAAATCAACGAACGAACTCAGGCCCGGTGTGGGGTACAGCGTGAGAACGTGTTTCTCGGCGTCCTGGTTGATTTCGACGTACAGGTTCAGGCGGTCTTGTGCGCTGACATTGACCGACTTCGCCTGGTTGCCGATGCCGAAAAGTGGGACAGGCTGAAGCATCAGAAATACTCGGCCTGCGTGGGTGCCTGCTCTGCGGTTTCACGCGAGAGGCTGCGAATCTGAAGCACTGCGCGTGGCGCGTCTTGCACGATGCGTTGCAGCTTCTGTGCTGGCACCTCAAACCACGGCTCAATCTCGTAGGCGATCAGGTCAATGAGTGGCCGAATGATTTCATCGGGCACCGGCACAGGATCGCCTTGGTTCGTGCCGACGATCTTGCGCAGGTACGTGAGGCGCAGATTTCCTGCCGATGGAACGGGCCACAGGATCAGGTTTGCGCCGTCATCAAGCACCATCTCGGGCTCACCCGTTTCGGCCTTGTTTTCCTTGCGCTCGTACTCCAGACGCTCGCAAAACCTCCCCGGCCTGCCGGCCCATGAGGCATAAATTCCTTTGGCATAGTCTGCCGGTCGGGTCGCTGTCTCGGATGTGAACGCCACATCGTCAACGGTCACAGCCCACCACAAAACGCCGTCAGCGTGCATCGACAAAAGCGATGCATCAAACAGGTCTTTCGTGTCCTGGTAGTCCTCGGCAGACGCAGACTCTCCAGCGGAGAGCGCACCCAGCTTTCGCAGGACCAATTCCACGAACTTGGCGTTTGTCATTGACATTTGTGTATCCAGTCAGAAAAGGGAGACCCCGAAGGGCCTCCCCGTTTCATCAGTCAGCCACAGCCGAGAACCAGCCGGTGACAACGCCGTGATCGCACTTTTCAGAGCCATCGTTAGCGGCGGATGCATCAAATTCGATCTTGCCGATCTTGTGCATCATCTGAATGCCCACGCCTTGCACGAAACCGTAGTCGCGCACATCGGTGGTGGTCTTCGGACGCTTCGCCATCGCCACACCCAGCGCCTGAGCACCGCACAGGAACACGGGGCCAACCGAAGTCGGCACACCGTTGCCGTTGGTGAAGTTCAGTCCGTCGATTTCAGGCACTTCCACAACCACCACGCCGTCATAGATCAGCGCGCCGCCTTGGAAGATCGGGTTGTCCGAGGTGCCACGCACGCGGGCATCACGGTTGGCGTCGAGCATGGGCTGATCGCCGTTCAGGTCACGGAAAGCCATTGAGTTGGCAAACGCGACGTAGTATTCACGATCACCGTCCACGCGAATCGGCTTGATCTTGGGCGTGGCTTTCTGGGCCATACGCTTCATCAGCGAGAGCTTCGCGGCGGTGAACTTGTCGGCGGCAACGATGGCGTTGATGCCGGTCAAGTGAGTGGCGCTGTACTTGCTCGTCGATGCGAACAGCACGCGGTCGGAGTTGTCCACGGTCCAAGCGTTGCGCTGGCCTGCGGAGGCCGAGCCGAACGCAACGCCGTTGATCGAAGCCAGGGCGGCAATGATCTGGTCGCGCTTCAGCTCCATGCCCCACAGTTTGAGCATCGTCTTGCCTGCGTTGCGCAGGTCGATTGCAGACAACTGCTCGTCGTGGCCGGTGATGGCAACGGCGTTGCGGTGGGTCTGGATCGTCAGACCGAACTCGCGGGACTTCAGGGCTTCCTCAGCACCTTCCAGCAGGGTATTGCCGGTGACGCCAGCGCCAGAGAGGCGGTTGGCGAGTGCAAAGTAAACCGTGTCACCACGGGCTTTGGTCAGGTTCTCTTTGACCTGGATGATGGAGTTCTCGTCAGTGCCCTCGTAGGGGAAGAAACGAGAGTCGCGGACGTACTCAGCAAAGTATTGGTCGTCCCATTGTTCCGGGGTCAAGCCCGGTGCGGCAGTAGTGAGTGGCATGATTTATCGCCCTTTCTTGGCGTAGATGGATTCGAGAGGCGCAGGGCCGGTGAACACCTGGGACGAAGTTCGTCCGGTGCCTGTGGCTCCGCTCAGGGTTTTGGGAAGGTTTGCGGTCTGCACCGCGTACTTGGCTTTGCGCTCTGCGTCCAAGTCGGCAATCAGCTTTGCTTTGAGGGCATCCACCGATCCACCAGCCGCTTCCATGTCCATGTGGAACTTCGCGGCCTTGTAGGCAAAGTCCGCAGGGTCTGCGGATTGCTTCAACTGCGCTACGAGGTATGGGTTTTGCTGTGCCATCTCCGCAAAAACCGCCTCCTTCTCGTCGTAATCCGCGTACTTGGTACGGGCTGCGTTTTGCGCAAGCTCCACACGAATCAGGGCTACCTGCTCCTGTGTCTCAGCGCGCACACGTTCAACGAATGCTTGGGGGTCTTCACTAAAAGTCGGCGTGGGCTGCTCCCGCACCTTTTGGCGAGCTGCTGCAATGGCTTGTTCAAGTCCACGCGCTTTACGCTCTGCCTCTTCGGCGGCCTTTTTGGATTTCTCCGCTTCGGCTCGCCAATCGACCTCTGGTGCTTGGGTTTCGGTTTCTTGCGTCGGCGGCACGCTTGTTTGTTCGCCCGTGGGGACTTCCGGTGTCTCGGTGGGTTGCACTTCGACTTCGGTCGTCTTGCCTGCGTAAACGTCTTCCAGATCACTCATCGGTTTTTTCCTCATCGCCCGAACGGTCGGCGGCACCTTTCGCCCGTGATCCCA